TTAAGAAAGGAGTTATTTGAATATGTCAGGAGGTAGACCAAAAGCAATAGAAAGCCCTGAAATGATGTTAGAGCTTTTTGAAAAGTATAGGGAGGAGACAAAAGCTAATCCCATTTTGAAACATACCTTTGTGGGTAAAGATGGGAAATCAGTTTATGAGAAAAGGGAGAGAGCATTAACGATAGATGGGTTTGAAGTCTATTGTTTCAAGGAAGGTATAATAAACGACTTAGGGGATTACTTCTCTAATAAGAATGAGAAATACACCGAGTTCTCCACTATCTGCTCTTATATTAAACGAATTGTGCGTGATGATCAGATACAAGGCGGCTTGGCTGGGGTGTATAATCCGAGCATAACTCAACGACTTAACGGCCTAACTGAGAAGGTTCAGACTGAGCAAAATATAAACGTCAATAAATTACCTGAATGGTTGACTAAGCCTATTAAGTAATGTTTAACCCTAATTTTGTCTTTCTTGAAAAGTCCATAAAGGATAAAAGAATAATTGCGCTTCAGGGTGGCACACGTTCAGGCAAGACCTACTCAGCTTTACAATGGTTAATTAGACTTTGCCTTAAGCATCAAGGCATGACCATTTCAATAGTAAGGAAAACACTTCCTGCTTTGAAGTCGTCTGCAATGCGTGACTTTATAGAGATACTTAACTCAATCGGGTATTATAACGAATCAGACCATAACAAGTCAGAGAACACATACCTACTAAACAAGAACCTTATTGAATTCTTTAGCGTTGATGATGCACAAAAAATTAGAGGTAGAAAAAGAGACATCCTATTCGTGAATGAAGCTAATGAGATAGACCTTGAGGACTGGAGGCAGTTGCTTTTAAGGACAACTGGAAAAGTTATTATTGACTATAACCCTTCAGACTTTGAGCATTGGATTTATGACCAAGTATTAACGAGGGAAGATTGCGGTTTAATCATTACGACCTACAAGGACAATCCCCACCTTCCTGATGCACTTAAAAAAGAGATTGAAAGTTTAGAGCAGGCTGATCCTGAGTACTGGAAAATCTTTGGTTTAGGAGAAAGAGGTCAGTTGATGGGGTTAGTCTTTAACAATTGGACCAATCAACTAACTATACCAGATAACGCCAATTTTATCGGTTACGGGTTAGACTGGGGTTTTAGTGCCGACCCTACTGCATTAGTTTCAGTTTGGAAGTATGAGCAGGAACTGTACATTAGAGAGGAGCTATACGAAAGAGGGCTAACCAATCAGGACATAGCAGAGCGATTGAAGGATATGGGTATTGCTCGGAAAGAGATATACGCTGATAGTGCCGAACCGAAAAGTATTGAGGAGGTGTACCGACTTGGTTTCAATATCAAACCAACTCAAAAGGGTAAGGACAGCATAATAAACTCAATTGACATTCTTAGACGCTACCGATTGAACCTAATAGGCAACAACCTTCAAAAGGAGTTCCGAACGTACAAGTGGAAAACTGACAAGGCAGGCAAGATAGTGAATGAACCAGTAGACTTTAATAACCACTTAATTGACGCTACACGCTATTTAGCATTGATGAAGTTGCAAGAGCACAGAAGGGGTCAATATGTTACAATCAGGGCTTAAAAAAATATATTAGATAGAATGAAAAGCATTTACTACAATTTAACCTTAAAGGACTTTATTGAGTTAAACTCAGTGAAGGGAAGCGACTTGGAAGCGAAAAGACAAAAGCTTTCAATTCTGTTTAAGGTGGAAAAGGAGTTCTTTGATGGTATGACTTCAGCCCAAGTGATTGAGCTATATTCTGACTTTGAGAAGTTAGAAGCTCAACCTATCAAGACAGTTTACAAAAGTAAAGTAAAGATAGGCGATAAGTGGTTTTTTATTGATTACAGATTAAGTCAAATTAGTTCAGCCCAATTCATTGACATTACCCATTTCGCAAAGTCTAATCCATTGGACAATATCCACCGAATTGTAGCAAGTTGCATCAGGCCGATAAGTTGGAGATTCGGGAAAGCAGGAAAGTACAACGGAGAGGAACATGAAGAGATAAGTGAACTACTACTGAACCAAATGAAAATCAAAGATGCTTACCCAATCATGGTTTTTTTTTGCACTCTATCAAGCAAATTATCGGACAATATCCTAAACTATTTCCTGAGTCAAGCGGAGACGATAGAGAACCAGTTGAGAACTTTAACACAAAATGGGGATGGGTTGCAACAATAGACAACCTTGCAGGACATGACAAGACCAAATGGGATTACTTTTTTAATTTAGGCCTAAAGGAATTTTTAAACATAGTAAGTTATCACATAGACCACACAGACGAGATTAAGAGACAGAATGCAAGAACAAGACTACACTAATTTACTGAGCGACTTAGGAACTGACTTATCAGAGCCAGCCGATTTCAACTCATTAATTGAACAAGCTGTAATAAAGTTTGTCAATAGCTTGTCTGATGCGATGAAATCCAACCTAACTGAAAAGGATGGGTACTATGCTGACTCTGATTTGGTTCAGTCAATTATCACTTTACCGATAGAATCAAATGGTACTACTTTTTCAATGGCTATTGATATGAACTATTATGGTGACTTCCTGAACAAAGGGGTAAGCGGTACAAGAAACAAGTTTAATTCTCCATACTCATTCAAAAAAGAATCAGTTAGTCCAGCGTTTAATAAATCCCTGCGCAAATGGATCACCAAACGAGGCATCCCGATTCAGAGTAGATATTCCCAAACTCGGAACTTAACTAAATCTGCAAGGGCAAAAAAGCAAATAGACGAAAAGACTAAGATGGCATACGCAATTGGGATGGGAATTAAAAGGGAAGGTATAGAGCCAACTCATTTTATTGATGATGCCCTGAGTGAAAAAAGCATTCAAACCTTTGCCCAAAGTTTAGCCGATGCCTTAGGAAGATCTATTGAAGTAACAATAATAAATAAATTCAAATGATAATAAATAGCCAGCCAAATAATTGGCAAAACGTGTATAATGAGTTAGCTTTTAATATAGAAAGTACAAACGCATCAGCTCAAGGATTTCAATTCTTGGTAGATGTAAATGTAAGCGGACAGACTAACCCAGTAGCTCGCCTAACTTTTCCTAAACAGCCGGGTGTTAATACGGTGGATGTAGATGTAAGTGAAGTACTAAGGAACTATGTAAGCTATGACTTTCAAAGTTATAACAGTTCAGGTATTAAACACTGCACCAGTTCAAAGGTGGATTATTGGGTAGACTTTGGAGAGGTAAGGAATAACGCTTCAGGTATCCCGACAATTTATCCGAACTTAGCTAACTTCTACTCAAGTGGTAGTAACGCTCATTCAACTAATGCAATCTTTGACTTTTTAGACTGGAGCAAAACTGCTTTTACTGACTTAAACATAAACGCTCCTGAAAGTTCACTAAGGACTTTGAATCAAAATACTTACCAAGAAAGATTGCGACAAGGGGAGGAAAGGTTTTTAACTGTATTTGATAAGGATGGGGTTTTTAGTAATATCAATGTTCAGGTACTTGACAAGAATAGCTCGGTACTTATTCAATCAAATGCGGCTTACACTTCATTCGGTTCTATTGTTTCAATCAACGTGGCTAACTCAGGCAACTCAACTGGGTTTTATAAGACTGTCTATGATTATGCATTTACCGATGCTGCTGCTGTTTACTACCGAGTGAATGGACAGAACACGAGCGGTAGTGGAGCAATAACTTATTTTAGCAAAACTTTCATAATTGACAAAACTTGTCAAAAGTACAATCCTATTCGTTTACATTGGTTGAACAACTTGGGTGGCTTTGATGCGTTTACTTTTACTAAGGTCAGCCGAAACTTTACGGACATTGAACGAAAGATGTTTAAGAAGTTCCAACCGCTCAACTATGCTAAAACGTTCAGAGCCAAAACAGATTACTACACTAAATTTACAGATACCATCCAAATCAACTCAGATGGGTTGACCGATGCTGAATGGATTGGCTTAAAAGAATTAGTTTTAAGTCCAGTAGTAATGATGGAGTATGGGGCAACTTATATTCCCGTAAACATAAAGGAAACCAACTATGAGGAAAAGCAGTATGTAAACGACAGACAATTGAGCAGCTTACAACTTACCATTGAATACACCTTTGACAATTACCGCCAATCACTATGAACCAAACCGAATTAAAAATAATTAGTTATAATGCCTCAGGTATTGTTAGTCAAACTTGGAATGTGGACCTTTACGATTCAGTCCCAATGCCGATTAATAAATCTATTGTTGATATTAGAGAACCCGACAAAAGGCAAAGCGACTATTCTAAAAGCTTAGTTATACCCGGTACCGCTAACAATCATGCAATCTTTTCGGCTATTTTTAAACTTGACCGCTCAACAATAAATGATACTGAACTAAATTTTAACCCTGACTTTAACCCCAACTTAAAAGCTGATGCGATACTTTACAGAAAAGGAATACCGCAGCTAATCGGTTACATTCAGTTAGTCAGTATTAAGAATGTTGATCATGCAGTTGAATATGAATGTGTAATCATTGGAAAGTTTGCAAACCTATTCCAAGACTTAGGAGAGCTTAACTTGTCGCAATTGGACTTATCAGAGTTTGACCATGTATGGAATAAAACCAACATGGAGAATTCATGGGATACGTCAATAATTAAGAACGGAACTACCTACGTTAACTTTAATGCAAGCGGCCAACCTGATGGGAGTGGTTATGTTTACCCTTTAATTGATAGAGGAAATTCAAACGGGAATACTGAGAATGACTACAACTTTGGGACTATGTATCCAGCAGTCTACGCAAAACAAATAGTTGACTCTATTTTTTCTCAAGCTGGTTATAGGTATGAATCTGAATTTTTTAATTCTCAAAGATTCAAGAATTTAATAATTCCTTATTGCGGTGGTGAATTCAGGATGACAGAAGGAGAGGTAGAAGATAGAACATTCTTATTGACTAACTCAACGGGATTAAGCTTCACAAGTTCAGACCAGTATACTTCAAGTGTTTATAAGATAGCATTTAACACCAACGGGAACGATACTAACCCAACTGGTGTAAGTACAACCAATCATGAATGGACTTGCCCAAGTGGATTGCAGGGTAATTATCGTTTTGCTTTAGATGGGAATATAAACATAACTGGAACTGGTACGGGTTATTGTAAATTTACTTTTGCAATTAGAAGAAATAGGGGAGGTGTTGTTACTTCAATAGTATCAGATTACAGAACAGCAGCAGTAGGTAATTCAGGAACTATCAAACTTGAATCAGGATTAGTTGATATTCAATCAGGTGACAAAGTATATGCAGTAGCTTATTATGAAAGTTATTCAGGAGCTGATGCAAGATTATTCACATTAAACTTTGGAACTGGTTTTGATTTTTACTCAAACCCTCAAGCTAACTATCAAGAAGGCCAAACGATTGGGATAGTATCGGCTTTACCTGAAAAGATTAAGCAAACAGAGTTTATTCAGTTTTTAATTAAGATGTTCAATCTTTATGTTGAGGTTGACAAGATAGACCACAAAAAATTAATCATTGAGCCAAGAGATGAATTTTACTTAGATGAGTATGAAGACTTGACTGACTATTTAGACGTATCTCAGGAACTTGAAATTAAACCTATGGGTTTACTTGATTTTAGAGTTTTTGAGATGTCTTATAAATCTGACACTGACGAATTTAATCAAAGGTATGAAAATGTTTATCGTGAGCCATTTAGTAAAATTAAGTTTACTATTAACAATGACTTTGTAAGAGATACGAAAACAATTGAAATTGGTTTTAGTGCGACTCCTTCAGCTGATGCAAAAACTAACGATAGGATAATCCCAAAGATAAGACCGCTTGATCCTTCAACTGGCACCGATAATTTACCCGTTTACAATATTAGAATCCTTCAATATGGCGGTTTAGTTAATACAAGTCAGGGATGGAACTTGTACTATGAGCAAACATTAAAACAAAATTATTTAGTTTATCCTTATGCAGGAATGTTGGATAAGATTGTTGCACCTACTTTCAGTTTAGAATGCACACTTGCAAAGGCTTATTTTTATGGAAGTAAACCTGATATCACAACGGCAAATCTTTATAATTCTTATTGGCTTAAAACCATAACTGAAATAACTGACAAGGATTCAAAGTTAGTAAGTGGGTACTTTCATTTAAGCCCAAATCAATTGGCTAACTTATCTTTTAGGAAATATTACCAAATTGACAAGCAGTTTTATAGACTTCATCAGGTTGAATACGATTTAAATTCAAACGAACCAGTAAAGATTGAGTTTTTAAAGATTAAATCAGCTCCTAACTTTATACCACAAACAACTACGACAAACGGGGGCAGCGGGACTTTTACAACTGAGATGCCAAACTTGCCTATTCAGGACTTGCCAAATCTTGACAAATCAAGTAATACTGGATTTTTAATTGACAGAGACAAGACTTATACTGATATAGTTTATTCTAATGACTCATTCGTTTTTACTGATTACAGTCAAAAGATTTGGTTAGTAAATGGAGCAACAAGAGTAAACCTACCTGATGCAACTATAAGTAAACCGAAAACTGGTTATCCTATAATTATTATTCACAATCAAGGTTCAGATGTATATGCTTATCCAATAGCTGGACAAACTATTGAGGGTGCATCAAGCTTTAAAATAAAAGCTAAGCATACTATTTGGGTAGCTCCTTATAATGGAAATTGGTCTGTAATATTAAACAACGATACAAATGCTGGATAAATTCAAAGAGCTTATTGAGAAATGCGAGTTAACCGATTTAGTTAAATTAATTGATTCGGCTGATTCAACTATATTAAGTATAATCATCAAAACAGAAAACGAGGTACTGAATGGCAAGAAATGAAGTTAAGATAATAACCAAAGTTGAAACGGGAGACAGTGCAGAACAGATTGACGAAGTCAGTAAATCCGCTGAGGGGTTAAATGAAAACCTAAAAGAAACCGAAAAGACCACAGAGAAAACCTCAAAGGCTGTAAAGAAAACTAAAGATACTTTTGGCGACCTACCCGGTCCGATTGGTGGGGTAATATCAGCTCTAAAAGATACTGGCAAGGCTATGTATGCTTTAGTAGCTAATCCTATTGGGGCAGTTTTGGCCGCTATTGCTGCAACTCTTTTCACTTTATATAAGGCTTTTACTTCTACAAATGAGGGAGCAGATAGGTTTGATTCTGCAATGGCTGGTTTAAAGACTGGACTTGATGTAGTTTTGAATGCTATTGCTAAGGTTGCTGACATTTTAATTGGCATGTTTGAAAATCCTCAAAAAGCCCTTGAAGATTTTGGAAACTTAATTAAAGAAAATATTAGTAATAGGTTTGAGGGGTTAATTGAGTTAGTTCCTGCTTTAGGTAATGCGATAAGTTTACTATTTAAAGGCGAATTCAAAGCAGCAGGGAAGGTCGCTACTGATGCAGTTGCTAAAGTCGGACTTGGTGTAGAGAATATTACTGATAAGGTAGCAGGCGCAATTGATGAAATTAAGAAAGTAGCAGCAGAAGCTACGGCAGCGGCAAAAGAATCAGCACGAATTGAGACAATTTTACAGAATGTTGAGGATGCTGAAAGAAGCTTAAGAGTAGAACGTAGCAAACAGCAGAAACAATTAGCGGCAGCTCGTCTATTAATGGAGGATGATACTGCCAGTTTTGAGGATAGGATAAAAGCACTTGAAAAAGTTGCAGCAAGTGAGGAGGCTTTAGCAGCTAAGGAATTAAAAATTGCAAAGCAAAGAGCAGATGCATTAGGGCAAAGAAATAAATTAAGTTCAGCAAGTGATGAAGCATTAGCACAAGAGGCAGACGCAATCGCAAGAGTAAATGAACTTGAGGCTGAGTCAGTAATGCGTAGGCGAAAGGTAGTTAAGTCTATTGAAAGTCTAAACAATCAAAAAGTAGCAGCAGAAAAGGCAGCAGCAAAAGAGATTGAGGACGCAAAGAAACTTGAGCAGGAAAGATTAGACAAAGAGTTTGAAGACAAAAATAAAGCTACTGAAAACTTTTACAAAAAACAGCAGGCATTACTACTTGAAAAAAACTTATCGGATGCGGAATTAAAAAAGCAACAGCAGGATTTAGAGTTACAAGAGCTAAACGACAAACTTCAGAACGCTCAAAAATACTCAAAGGATACTGAGTCAATTGAATTAGATTTAGCTAAAAAGAAAGTTGATATTTCAAAGAATGCCGCAGATGCTCAAAAGAAAATTGATGAAGAAGTAGCAGCCAATAGAGTTAAGGCCTTAGACTCAGCATCCAATACTTTAAAAACATTTGCAAGTTTATTAGGAGAAACAACCGCAGAAGGTAAAGCTTTAGCAATTGCAGCTACTACGATTGACACTTATAAAGCTGCTCAGAGTGCTTATGCAAGTTTAGCAGGAGTTCCAGTAGTTGGTCCAGCTTTAGGAGCAGCAGCAGCAGCAGCAGCAATAGCCTCAGGATTGGCAACAGTAAATAAGATTCTAAGTGTTCAGGTACCGGGTGGCGGAGGTTCGGGAGGTTCAGTTCCTTCAGCACCACCAATGACACGTCCTTCAAGTTCGTTTACTCGTATTGACAACTCAACACCATTAGACGTAAACAATACTGGAAAAACAAAAGTTTATGTAACTGAAACCGATATAACAAACACTCAAAAGAAAGTTGATGCTATTAAAGCTAAGGCGGTTATAGGTTAAAACTTAATTAAAATAAACTATCTAAATATATGGCTAAATTACCTTTATACGAACTACTTATAAATGAAGACGAAGAAACTGGAGTAGACTTTATTGCTTTGGTAGATGCGCCTGCAATAGAGTATGACTGGGTAGCTTTTAAAAGTGAATTTGAAACTTATAGCGACTATCCTAAAGCAGCAAGTGAAAACGCAAAGAGAGCATTAGAACTTAGAGACAAATACAAGTTAGACTGCGGTACTCAAGTTGGATGGACAAGAGCCAACCAATTAGCAAACGGAGAGAATATCAGCAGAGAAACCATAGCAAGAATTTCAGGTTTTGAAAGGCACAGAGAGAACTCAAAAGGTGATCCAAAAGAAGATTGTGGAGCATTAATGTGGTTAGCTTGGGGAGGTGATGAAGGGATAGAATGGGCAAGTAGGAAATTGCAACAGATTGATTTAGCAGCTGAGAAAATCTCTATTGATTATGACGATACTTTAAGTACTTCACGAGGACAAGAGTTAGCGAGTAGATTATTAGCACAAGGGGTTGATTTATATGTTATCTCAGCCCGTAACGACAAACAAGGAATGTTAGAACTTACTAATAAGTTAGGTATTCCAGAATCTAAAGTTTTTGCGACTGGTTCAAACAAAGCGAAGGTAGAGAAGGTTCAAGAATTAGGAATCTCTAAACATTACGACAACAACGCAGAAGTAGTTAAAGCACTTGGAACAATCGGAGAAAAGTTTATAGTAGAACCAAAGGCAGGAGAATCTCAGGACGAGTTTGTAAGTAGGTGCATCGGGGTTGAGGTTAATGGCGGAATGAGTCAAGAACAAGCAGCAGCGGTTTGTTATGCTAAGTGGGAAAAGAAAGGATTTAGTTTTAAAACTACGGATAAGCAAATAATCTCAGGACCAGCTATGATTCCTGACCAGCCAATTTACAGAAGGGGAAAAGATGGCGAGGAATACAACGTAGTTTTTACTAAGAGTACAATTCAAAAAATAGTAGAGAGATATTTCAAAAACCAATACAATAGCAACTTTAATCTTCAGCACAAAAAGAATATGTTAGCTGAAGGAGTTTACCTAATTGAGTCTTTTATAATTGATTCAATGCGAGGAATAAAAGCCCCTGAAGGATTTGAAGACTTGCCCGATGGCAGCTGGTTTATTTCATGCAAGGTAGACAACGAGGCTATTTGGAACGACTATATTAAGTCAGGCAAGTTCAAAGGCTTTTCAGTTGAGGGACTTTTCACAGATAGAAAAGTTGAATTAGTAAGCAATGTAGAACAAGCAATTGCCCTTGTTGATAAATTAAAATTGAATAAACAAAATATATATACAAATAATATGAGCGACGTAAAAGAGCTATTAAGCAAATTAAAAGAAATCTTTTCTGAAGATACAATGTCTTTTGAAGAGGCAAAATTAGCAGATGGAATTACCATTATAAAGTGGGAAGGACCATTAGCTGAAGGAACAAGTGTTGTCGTAGTAAGCGAATCAGGAGAAGTTCCTGCACCAGACGGGGAGCATGAGTTACAAGATGGTAGAAAAATCACAGTTGAGAATGGTAAAGTTACTGCATTAGTTTTACCTGAAGCTCCAGCAGAAATGCCTGAAGAAGCTCCGGTAGAAGTAGAAGTAGAAGCGGCTGCAATGCCTGCTGAAGATTTGAAGCCTATGGTTGAGGAGTGCATGGCTAAAGTTGTGAAATGCGAAGAGATGATTTCAGAACTTCAAACCAAGATGAGCGAGATGATGAGTTCAGCTGAACAGAAAATGAGTTCACAAAAAGAAGCTTTTTCTAAATTAGTTGAAATCGTTGAGAAGTTAGCAGATGCACCAAGTGAAAAAGTAGAGGCAAAAGCATTCAACGTAAACTTTGCACAAGAAAAAGAAAATCAATACAACAGATTAGAAGAAATTTTAAACATATTAAATAAATAAGAAATGGCATTTAATGTTACAGGTTTAGCTTCCTACACCAAAGCTAATGAAAGAGAGTTATTGACTAAGTCTTTATTCTCTGCAAAATCAATCAGTTTGGCGACTAAGATGCCGAACGTAAAATCAGCATCACAAGTAAACGTAATGGATACTGATGCAGTGTTTCAATCAGGTACTTCATGCGGATTTAGTGCTTCGGGTACTACAACTTTCTCAAACAGAACAATGACAGTTTCACCTATCAGAGTTCATGAGGCTTTGTGTCCTAAAACTTTAGAAACTAAGTATCTTCAATTAGTATTGCCTAATGGTTCAAATCCTAAGAGTATTCCTTTTGAACAACAATTCACAGACTTAAAAGCTGGTTTGATTGCTCAAAATTTAGAAACTGCTTTCTGGCAAGGTGATACAACTTCAGGAAACAATGCTTTAGCTCAATTTGATGGTTTAATCAAAATCGTTACTGCTGTTTCAGGTTCTGCTATTGCTGCTAACTCATCAGCTTATATGACTGGTGCGCCTTACTCAGCTTCAGGAGGTATCACAGTTTCAAACGTAAACGCTATCATGCAAGGTATTTTCAGAGCTATCCCAGCTGCTTTGCTTGATAAAAATGATACAATGATTTTTTGCGGTATTGATACGTTTAGAACTTACCAATTAGCTTTAACTAATGCTAATTTATTCCACTATAACACAGATGCTTCAAACAGCAACTTTGAAATCGTTATTCCGGGTACTAACATTAAGGTAGTAGGTGTTAATGGTTTGAACGGAACTGGTAAAATCTATGCTTTAAGAACTTCAAATATGTTCTTCGGTTGTGATGTATTAGGCGAAGAGTCTAAGTTTGAAATGTTCTGGGCGCAAGAAGCAATGGAAGTTAGATATGTAGCTGAGTTCAAAGCTGGTGTACAAATCGCATTCCCTGCTGAAATCGTTTATTACGTAGGTGCTTAATTAATTAACTAAGAGGGGATGGGGTTTGAAAGTTCAAGCCTTATCCCCTTTTTTATAAAAATATAAGGAGAAAAATAATATGGCATGTGCAGTAACATCAGGATACACTTTAGACTGTAAAGATGCAGTAGGTGGTTTAAAAAATATCTATTTCGCAAACGGATTACCGTCAGCAGCTACTATCACAAGTACAACTGCGAGTGGTATTTCAAACGTGAGTGGAGTAAGTTTCTACAAATATGAGTTAATGCCACAAGCAGCTGACTCATTTACTGAAGAAATCACTTCAACACCAGCAAATGGAAATGTTTTCTACACTCAAACAGTAGTAGCTAACTTTGCTAAAATGAGCCAAGCAGATAGAAATAGATGGTACACTTTAGCGCAAGCAAGAGTTTTGACTATCATTGAGAAAAAAGATGGTACATTTTGGTTGTTAGGTCAAGTAAACGGATTGGAAGTCAGTGCAGGCTCACACACTTCAGGTGCGGCGATGGGAGATTTCAACGGAACTCAAATCACTTTAACTGGAATGGAAGCTCAACCAGCTCAAATCTTGACTTCAACTTCAGCTTTCACTAAACTTTAAAAGTTTCAAGTAGAGTTTTTTCATAGGTAGAAATGGGCGGTCAGCAATGGTCGCCTTTTCTATTTTATAACTTTTTGCAATTTTAATATATAGATATATGATTCATCTTGAATTAGGAGTTAATAATATATTTGCAACAGCGAGCGAAAACCTAACTATTCCGAATTTACAAAATTGGGATAAATTATTTGAAGGGTATTTCGGTATTTATTCGCAAGTTACAAAACAGACTAAATGGGTTTATATTACAAATTTAGATACTTACTACCCAAGAATAGATAATTTTACTATTGAATTAGTACCAACTTTTGGAGATGAAGACTTACAACATGGCAAGGTTTATTTGAAAGATACTGGAAATTATGAATATTCAATTTATACTCGTTTTGAAAATGTTGATCAACCAAATACTAATGAACAATTATTGGAACGAGGTAAAATAATATACGGATTCAATGAACTTACAGTAACTACCTATAATCCTGACATTGAAATAATAACTTATGACAGACAGTAAAAGTAAATTTGTTTTTTATAACGACCCAATTAGTACTTATACAGTACCAGTTTTTGAAAAGGACAAGAATAAAGACTATGTAAACTATGGACAAGACAACGCTTATCCTCAATATTTAGTTGATTTATTCAACCGCTCAGCTAAACATAACGCTATTTTAACGGCTAAACAGAAATACACTTACGGACGTGGGTTAAAAATCAAAGAAGGATTAGTTACTGACCAAGCAATAAAAGCTCAGGCATTTTTAGTTCGTCCTAATAGCTTTGAAACTTTAAGCGATATATTCAATAAGACTGTTTTAGATAAGAGATTATATGGAGGCTATGCACTTCAAATAGTTTGGTCTAAACTATCGGGCAAGGTAGCACAAGTTTATCACATGGACTTTGCTAAGATTCGTTCTAATGTAGACAATACTTCATTTTACTATTCGGATAATTGGGCAGATTACAGACCAAAAGTAACTGAGTTTGAAGCATTCAATCCTGAAAAGAGAGAGGGGGTTCAGATACTTTATTACAGAGAATACCGCCCGAATTTAAGTACATATCCATTACCTGACTATATCGGGGCAATTCCTTATATTGAAAGTGATGTTGAAGTAGCAAATTTTCACAGAGCTAATCTTCAAAATAACTTTTTCTTTGGTGGAATTTTAAACTTTAATAACGGAATCCCAACTGACGAAGAGCAACGTGCATTAGTTCGCAGAATTAATAACAAACATGGCAGCACCGATAACGCTGGTAGGTGGATAATTAACTTTTCGGATGGTTCAGATAAAGCACCTAATGTAATTAGTCTTCAGCCAAGCGAATTAGACAAGCAGTTTGATATACTAAACGACACTATACAGCAAGAAATATTCGTTGCGCATCGTGTAACCTCCCCTATTTTTATGGGTATTCGTGTTGAAGGACAATTAGGCGGACGTAATGAGATGGTAGATGCGTTCAAATTATTTGAACAGAATGAAATCAAACCTGATCAACAACACTTTGAGGAGTTATTTAATTACATTATAGGTTTAAACGGGATTAACCAACCATACGAGGTTCAGCCTTTAGAACCTTTTAGTCCTGAATTTACTGAACAAACTTTAATTCAGATTGCAACTAAAGACGAGTTGAGAGAGATGGCAGGTTTACCAAAACTAGAAGAGCCAAAACCCATAACTCAACAAGCTTTTTCAGATGAATCAGAAATACAAGTTTTCGCAGAATACGGAGTAAATGCCGAGGACTATTTAGAGTTTGAAAGTAGACGTTTAGAAGTATTTGAGGACCACTATACATTTGAATCTCATTTAGAATTCAACGAGCAGGAACTACAAGAATTAGCTTTTGCAATTGAGTCACTAACTGAAGAAGAAAAGAGGCTTTTAAGTCAAGTTAAAAAAAACCCTTTAATTTCAAAGAAAGATTTAGCTACCAATTTAGAAATTAGCGAGAGTAAATTAGACGAGTTAATCAAATCTTTAAAAGATAAAAAGGTTTTAGCACTTACTGAAGGAGCTTGGAACGTCATAAACGTATTACCTACTCAATCAGCAATTGGAAAGATTGCAGACGAATTAAAAAAGTACGAAGTGCGCTATAAATATCAAGGACCAAACGACAGTAAAAATAGAGCGTTCTGCAAGGCTTTATTGAACTTAAACAAACTATATACAAGAGATGAAATCAGTAAAATCTCTCAACGTGTAGGGAGAAACGTATGGATTAAACGTGGCGGTTGGTACACAAAACCCGGTACTGATATTCACCTTCCTTACTGCAGACATCAATGGGCATCAATTTTAGTTAAGAAAAAGTAATGGCAACAGTATTATTTATAAGTGAGGAAACCCTCAAACAAGAAACTATAATCAGCGAAAATGTTGACCCTAAATTGTTAGTGCCAACTATCAAAGAAGCGCAAAATATTTACTTACTTCCGATATTAGGGACAAGTTTATACAACCAGTTGGTTACTCAGGTATCAAGTAACACAGTAAGCGCAGCAAATATTACATTATTGGATACTTATATAACACCAACTTTGGTTAAATATTGCGTTTATGAATCAATTTTGCCTTTAAGTTTCAAGTTTCAAAACAAAAATATAGCTACTAAGAACTCAGAATTTAGCAATCAGGCTTCAATGGAAGATATTAGATACCTACTTGACTACACTAAAAACAGAGCTGAATGGTACGCTGAAAGATTAAGCAACTTTTTATTAGCGCACACAAGCACTTATCCATTATATTTGACACAACAAAACGCCAATATTGATACTATTTACCCGAATGATAATAACTACCAAAACGGAATGTATTTAGGTCCTGACATTAATTGGGATTTAGTACCGCCAAGCGTGAAGTATCAAGGAAACTTTAGACGAAAAACATAAACTATGAGAAAAAAAGGAAGTAAAAACAAAGCCAATTTAGAAAAACTAAGAATCTATTTAAATGCAAACCAGCCTAAACAAAGTAGTCAACCTATTACAAGAGATAGCAACAAGTAACGCTTTACTAAATGGTAACTTTACTTTTTGCGATGTTGCAGATTTGGGGGCGAGTGCGCCTTTATCTTACCCTCTTTTGTGGGGCGATGTAAGACCTTCTAATTTCGGGAATAAAGTATTTAGTTTAAACCTTCAATTAACTGCAATAGACATCGTTTTAAAGGACTTGAGCAATGAAAGAGACGTACTATCAGATACGCTGCAAATTATATCGGATGTGATTGCTAAAATTAAGCAGTCAACTTACTACGGAAGTTATTTTGAGATGCAGGAAAACATTTCTTGTACACCGATAAAAGATAGTTATGGAGATGAAGTGGCTGGATGGGTTTGTAATTTTACTTTAAACATTGCTAACCCTTATGATTCGTGCTTAGTTCCAACAAATTAAAATTTTAAAATAAAAATATATATAAAGTTATGATATTAGAACAAAGAATGTTAGGCGGTAATGGTTGCAAGTTTATTGATGCTGCCTCAACTGGAAATACTTTTTACTGTTTAGTAGTGAATGCTGATTGCGTTTTAACTTCTCTTACAACAGTAGGTGGTCAGAACTTGTTAACTCAATACGGATTAAGCGGAAAAACAATTAAACAAGGAGTATTAATTCCTGCTTTTAATGGTGATCCGATTGCATCAGTTACACCTTCAAGTGGTTCAGTTATTGGTTATGGCTATAACTTAATGGGTTAATGATTAGCATCGGATTAGGTTTAACTATTGGAGAAAGTGCAGGAGGCTTTTCTGCTGAGTATGCTGCTATTTTAGCTAACGGCACAAGCAGAGGCGCAACTTTGCCAAGCGGTTCACAGCAGGCTAAACAAAATCAGTTAATTGTTGACTTAAAAACTGCTGGAATTTGGGATAAGTTAGATGCTTTTTATATGTTGGCTTGTGATGGGAATAGCGCATTTGCTTTAATAAATTGGAAAAACCCTTCAGCGAATTATGGAACTGCTGCAAATATACTTCCAACATTTACTACTAATGGAGGGTTTACAGGAAATGCAAGTAACCAAGCTATTAATTTAAATTTCCCAGCTAATTCAGGAACAAATTTTGCAAGTCCAAACGCATCATTTGGTTCGTTTATTGGAACAGCATCAACAACATCAGGCAGTATGGTTATGGCGGCTCATACGGATTATAATAAAATAAGAATAAGTACATCAGCTGGTAATTTACAGCCTTGCCATATAGTAAGTAATGGAACAGATGGAGCAGTTATTGGGAATAATTCATTTGTTCATATAAATAGAAATGGGACAAATGCTCGTTTATTTTTGAATGGTAATCAAGCAAATAATGGATATTATGGGACATTTACAGTTGATACTTTAAACTTTTATTTATTAAGAAATGCACAAGCTTCAAATTTTGGTAATTCTCAAATCAAAATGGCATTTATCGGAGGAGATTTAGCAGCATTAGCATCAAGTTTTTACGGAACAATCAATACCTATTTTAATAACCTATAATGAATCACAAAATTTTAGAATTAAATATTGTTAGCTGGGCATTGGCTTTTATAGGTTTTATGACTCATTGGCTGCCAGTAGTTCAGTTTCTTTCGTTTACCTTATCGGTTATTATTTCACTTTGGCAGTTAACCCAAATGCTCAAAAAATGGTTAAAAAAATAAAAGAAAATATCTCTATTTTAAAT